GGTAGAGTACAGGTGATTCTTCATGTAATCAAAGTATCGTTCTACTGTTTCACTCCATGTCTCACGGCGTTGTTCATCTTCTTTCCATCGTGCATACCGTGATAGCGCGATAAAGTTTTGATAATCTGTTGGTAGATAATTGTTCATTCTTTACTCTCCATAACTGCTCTAATTGATTTTACTGTAACACCTTCTATGTCGTGTATCAAGTCTAAAAACGCATCTTCTAACTCTTCGTCTACTCTACCGTCTGATGGTATAGGATATTCTTCTTCATCAATATCTAGTGATACAAACATTTTAACTCTCATCACTAGCCACCACATCTTCTAGAAGAGTGTTGAGATACCACTGTGCTTTCTGTAAGTCTTCTAGTGGCCTTCCCTTGTAGTCAAATCGCCACATATACTTCATAACATTTCCTTGCAGGTAGTACTTAAAGTTTGGACCTAGTGCGGCCTGTATTGCAGAGATACATTCTATTCCAGATTGATTATAATGAGATGGGCTGTTGACCATATCAACATTACCATAGGCTTCTTTACCTGCTTGCTCTAATGCATCTGATTGTATCGCCGCTTGTTTCATATACTCTTCATGTCTCATTATGCTTTCCCTTTCGTGCGACTGTTGAAAGATAACTTTACCACATTATCTCCTATATTTTCAACTGTGTGATTTTCTACAGCCTGATCTTCTGAATCAGAAGTCTCAACAATAAAATCTTCTATTTGTTTTATCACTTCTGGATTCTCTTCCATAAAGGCTACGGAACAAGCAACTATTTCTGCAAGATTCTGCAGATGAAGAAAACTTTCTTTGTCTAGAGGACTAGACTTATCATAAGTAATACTAACTTCCAATCCACCTGTCCAACAAAAATCTTTATCTAAGTCTGGTTTCAACTGTATATTGAATGAAGCATGGTCTAATTGTAATGACATTTTTTATCTCCTTTTTACTTTTGTACCCATAAACTTTATAAAGCTGGGGTGGTTGTTTTTACCTTTTTCCTTTAGCCAATCTTCAGGAATGATGCGGTCATAGTATAAGAAACCATACTTTATACACCACTCAGCATAGCTACTCTTTGCTCCCTTACGTAACTTTGACCTACTATTAGTGAAAACAAAACGTATGTCAAGTTTAGGATGCTGTTTTTTTATGGCAATATGTTTACGCCTGTCTGCCGTAAGAAACCTGCCTTTTGTTTCAATTATTATTCCATTACTCAAAATGAAATCTGGGGTGTATGTGCGGTAGGCTAGGTCTTCCCACTCAATCTTGATTGATTCATACTCATAAGGTTCATTATGCTCCTCAAGGTATGTGGAAAGTTTATGTTCTAGCCCACTGCGATACCCATGTTTTCTAGCTTGCTTGTTCGGCATTGTATTCAATGTACTGTACCATTTTAGGAAACTTAGCTTTTGACTTAGCTTGTGGATGTTCTTGAAGATTAGTCCAACAAGTATTCTTGAAATCACAGAACGTGCAATGCTTATTTAACACTTTATTTCCTGTGGGTACTTTTCTAAATGTTTCCTCTTCTGGCTCAAAACAACGCACAAACTCATCTTTATCAACAGTCTTCACTGTCTCTTGTATTTTATTTATTTCTTTGTCTATGTCAATATCTTCAGCAGGTACATATTTAAACTTACCATTAGCTTTATTTACTACCCACCAGCCACCAGCAGGTTTACCTGTTGCTTTAGCATAGCCAGCCAGTTGTCCAATATACCCAAAGCCATCACCAGAAGCAAGGGTATCATATGACTCAAACTTGTTACGATAAGACCAATCAGATGCTGACTTGATGTCATCAACCGCACCGTCCATAACAATATCATATGTTCCATTAATCTTTGTACCATCCTCAAGTTTAAGCACAACACTTTCTGCATCACCATATTCAACTCCAGCTTCATCTAATAGACCCTTGAAGATAGCTTCAACTATATCTCCAAGCATCATGTTCATTACAAAGTTACTAGACTTAGGTTGCGCTGTCTCTGGCTTGTGCTTTTCAAACCATAGTTGGCAAGTTGGTCTTCCAACATTAGACATACGCAACCTAAACTCTCGCTTCTCTCTTCCACCAAACTGCCGCCGTAGTGCGTCCATGATGTCAGAGCCTATCTTCTGAATTACTTCTTCGGATATTGTGGATTTTCCATTAGCTGCATCAGCCATGTACCTATGTAGTTTCATTTCGGCAGGATGGTTCATTTCTATTCTCCTTCTTCAAGTTCAATGTCAATGAAGTCTTCTACTACATCCATATCTTCTTCAGGCATTTCTTCCTGACGTTTAGTGTTTTTAGTGTCCCACTCTTTACAGATGTAGTCATTGTTGTTTTTAACCCAATCCAAGAAATTAGATAGAGTATCGTCATCTTCCGTAGTGTGTTCATACGTTATGCCCATATCTACCTTACACACGGGAGTATAGTAACTGCTGTTATTATCCATCTCGTGCTGTGTAGAATCCGTAAAGTTAATAGCATGATTAAATGGCAAACGCTGATGCCTGACAAATGTACCCATACATTCACCAATACTCTTGAAAGCATCTTTGTTATCAATCTCCCATATAAAAGGAGCATCAAACTCATCTACTGGCTTACCTTTTTCATCTACAGGATTTTCCATAGACACAATACCAAACAAAACTCTTACACGCTTGACTTGACGAATCAGGTCTTGCATATCTGTAGGTAACGCTTGGAAGTCCTCAATGTACCCAGATGGCTTACCACAGTTAAACCTACCAGTATTATCTTTAAGGTCTTTCTTTAAGCTATCTGACAAGATTGTGCGCTGAAACTCACCCTTCTTTTCATTAGGCTTGGGATTTTTATTAGGTATATAACGCTTCAACATAAACCTCTGCATGAAAGGCCGAATACTAATTGTTTTGCTAAATACATATTTAGATAAACTACCTTCAATAACTTCTAAACGGAATACTCCCCCGTCAATTACTTCTACGTTCTTTAGCTTACCATTTATTTCGGCCTGACCCATAGTAGGGTAATGCCATAGACGCAAACGATTAAGGGTATTTACTTTACCCCCTGTATTTGCATCGTCAGTAATACCAACCATCTGCGCTATAGCGTCATAGTTGCCACTACTCAATACTGTTAAGTCATTCATTCTTTCTACTCCTTTCAGATTAAGATTCATAGTTATATCAGCTTACATCCTTAGTGTCAAGCCAATTATTTCCGATTTTTGCCTCTAAAAGCAAAGGCACATTTAAGTCAATCCTAAATGTGTTATTCACAATAGTAGTCAAGTCATTGTTTACCTTTTCAATAAGATTGACAACCTCACGTTCTTCGTCTGGATGTATATCAATCACAATTGAATCATGCACTGTGTTAACAATACAGCTTTGCATATTACACAATAATTTATCAATATGCAAGAGGGTAAGTGGAACAATATCTGCTGTAGCAAATCCCTGCACAGGGTAATTCTTTATTTGTGTAAAGTAACTTACTGTACCATTAGTTTTTCTAACTACATTAGGAAATGAATATTGTCTTCCTGATGGTGCAGTTATTTTGTTAGTTGTTATAGCTTCTTTAGCCAGTCTGGAATGCCAAGAGGCAATTCCTTTGTACTTTTCTGTAAAGTGCTTGTAGTAAGACGCTTCTGCTGGCGTTCTTCCATATCCTGTTGCTCCGTATAGTGGAGCAAACGTATGCGCTTTTGCATCCTGTCTACTCGTAGGCTGACCAGCATCACTAATAACTTTAGCGGTATATGCGTGTACATCAAATCCAGTAGATACTTCTTCAATTGCAACTCCATCTTGTGATAAAAATGCAGCAGCCCTAAACTCAAGCTGTGCAAAGTCTGCTTCCATAATTTTGCCACTTTCCCACCGCGATATAAACACTTTCTTGACAGGGAATGTGCCACCTCTAGGCATGTTCTGCATATTAGGGTCAGCCCCACTAAACCTACCAGTGGCAGTGCGGTGCTGTAGCAAGCGAACATGCAACTTGCCATCTTTTTTAGTATAATTCTCAATGCCATCAACGAATGATGACAGGTATGTATCTAAAGCACTAAGACGTTTTACTTTATGTAAGAAACTTTTAGCATCTTCCATACCTCTTTGTCTAGCAAATCCCTCTAGTACTTCTAGATTAGTCTTGCTTGTCGTAAATCCATGTGCGCTTATCCACTTTGCGTCAGGTGCAGAGAAGCGTAATCCAGCCAGTTCTTTTGTATTCATAAATAAGAAACCTACGCCATTACAATCCTGACACTTAGAAGGCTTTGACCAATTACTGCCATCCACCTTCTTTTTATAATATGTGCCACGACCATAACAGTTGGGGCATTGTTTTGCCCTCGTTTTGTAGACAGGCTCTGAATGTGTTGCTACCATCTCTTTGTATGCTGTCTTGCTCATGTACTTATCAAAGTTGTTCTGCCACATAGATTTGTCAATAGGTTTTCTGCTGTAGATAACTTGAGACAGTTGCTCTGGACTATTTAAATTAACAGGTGTGTCTCCCATTATCTGTGTAATCTGAC